GTATTCCCCAAGTTCAGCTGCGTCCGCAAAGATGAGAACATGGGTGCTGTTCGCAATCAAGTAGAAGCCATACGTTCTATCGTAGAGGACGATGCCATCGTTATCATACTGGATGGTGACGACAGCTTGATCAATGACAATACCTTATTCAGCTACTACAACAGCATCTATGATGGTACCACTGAATTTACCTATGGATCCTGCTGGAGCATGGTTGATAATATTCCACTAATCAGTCAGCCCTATCCTGAAGAAGTAAAGCAGAACAAATCCTATAGGCAACATCACTTCAATTGGATACTGCCCTATACGCATTTGCGCACATTCAAAAAGCATTTGATGAATGGCTTGACTGATGACCTATTCCAATATGACGATGGCACATGGTATAAGGCCGGCGGAGATGGCAGCGTATTCTATGCCTTGATAGAAGCAGCAGATCCCAGCAAGGTAAAATGCCTACAGGATGTTGTTTATAACTATAACGATGCCAGTCCATTGAATGATTACAAAGTCAATGCTGAAGAACAGAATCGTGCAGCCAGGGATATAATCAACAAGCGTCGAGTAGAAAAGTATAGTGTGATCGTGCCCACCATGTGGCGTGTGGCTGATCAGTTTGTAAACTTCCTGCATATACTGTGCGATTGCGAAGCAGTGGGTGAGATTATCATTATCAACAATGACAACACTAAAACTCCAGATGACCTCCATCATCCTAAGATTCGCATGTTTGATCCAGGACGCAATACCTTTGTAAATCCCGCATGGAACTTTGGTGTAGAAAATGCATTGTATGATAGGTTGTGCATAGTCAACGATGATGTCATCTTTGATACGAAGGTTTTTGATCGACTGCAAAACATGCTGACTCCTAGCAATGGATTGTTTGGCCTGCATCCCGGAATTGAAGTGTTCAATCAAATACCCATCACTGATAAAAGCATTGACATCGTAAAATGGGCTCCGGGTAAACATACATACGGATTTGGTAGTTTGTTCTTCTGCCACAAGACATCCTGGCATCCTATACCCAGTGGCTTAGATATATTCTTTGGAGACAATTACATATTCGATCTACAGATTGCCATGGGCAAGCCCAATTACTTCATCGCTAATTTAGATTTTGAAACTAAGTTTGCTGTGACCACTAGCGATCCTACGCTGACAGGCGGGGCATTGGATCGCGAGCGTACAATATACGATACCACCATACAGCCCGAGTTATATAATATAGCCCGTAGACTCATGTCCAATCCTGTTGCTGTACAAGAAACTAAACCCTGGATCAAGAACAAGAAACGTATACTGATTGGAATACCCACAGCCAAATATATTGAGCCCGAGACGTTTAAATCCATTTATGATTTAGAAGTTCCAGACGGATATGAAGTAGACTTCCAAACATTCTATGGCTATAACATCGACCAAGTAAGAAATCTAATAGCGCATTGGACTGTACAGGGCTATGATTATCTGTTCTCAGTGGACAGTGACATTGCCTTTGAACGCGACACACTGAAGAAGTTAGTGTCGCATAACAAGGATATCGTCAGCGGCCTATACATCCAGCGCAAACCCGATCAACATGTCTTAGAAATATACGAAGATAATGGACGCGGTGGGGTGACTAACATGTCACACGATAAACTAAAAGGTCGGGGATTGGTTCAGATCATGGGCTGTGGATTTGGTTGCGTGCTGGTCAAGAAAGAAGTGTTCCAATCAGTAGGATATCCACAGTTTGAATACCACAGCGCGATAGATCATGCCAATACCATAAGTGAGGATAATGACTTCTGCGGTAAGGCCCGTAACAAAGGATTCACTATCTGGGCCGACTCTACTATAGAATGTCGACATATTGGCAGCTTTACATTTAGGGTGACCAAATAAACGATTCGGATTAAATAGTAGTACTTAAAAGGTATCTACTATGAAACGCATCTTATTCGTACTCTTGCTAGCAGTCTCAAGCCTAGCTAATGCTTGGACCCAACGTGCTCCGCAAGATCCGCAAACTTGCCGAGTACATGCACCTTATGGATTTCCACAGACCGCAGGGGTTCAACCCATATGCCGTCAAGCATATCTAGTTGGGTATGATGCTGCCGCAAAATTACCCAAATATGTAACATACAAATTACTTCCACAAAATGCTCTGGGATGTGTAGCACGTACCAATGCGTTTGCTGCTGATCAATCAGTGCCAAATGGTTCTCGTCCAGATGATTATGCAGGTACAGGCTACGACAAAGGACATATGAGTCCCGATGGCGACTTGTCATGGGACTTTCAAGTGGAGTTTGAAAGTTTTTTAATGACAAACATGAGTCCTCAGGCCGGCTCCTTAAATCGTGGAATTTGGAAATTACTGGAAACGTCTGTCCGTGGATGGTCGGTTCAGCGCAACCAATCATATACCGTTTATGTTGGGGGATTATATTCCGCTTCTGACAAGCGGATTGGCAATGGTGTAGTCGTTCCGCATGGTTTCTACAAGATTGTAATCAACAATCAAACCAACGAAGTAGCAGGATGGGCATTTCCACATGTAGCACCGTATCCTAACCTAGGCAACGACTTGACCAAATTCCGTTTGCCCGTTGCTCAGATCCAACAAACAGCAGGTGTGCAATTTGCCTTCCCACCAAATGCTAAGGAACTTGCACCTGGTGCAGAATGGCCAGTGGACTTCGGCGCATTGACCAAGGCTAAACGCCAAAAATGCGGAGCCAATGCCAGTGATGACTAATCCTAACGATTATCCGGTATACCCGGAGGACGATGGCACGGATCGAGCCCGTAATCCATATAGTCCAGTATAGATCTCACCTTAGGGACCGTTGTCGTCACGGGGGCAGGCTTGCTTGCCCGGGCGTCCGCGCAATTGAACTTCCTCGCGCAGTAGGAGCCGGATAAAGTCACCGGCACTAAATACACATTATGATTATCAAAGAGCTACTGCATGAAAGTGCGGATCAATCAATGTCCCAGCATAAAGATAACTTTATGGACATGTTCCAGAAGTTTATTCCTTTGGCCATGCACTATATCGGCATTGATTCTCTGCCTGAAATGGAATTCGTTCCAATGGTCAACGATGAAGAACAGCCAACATTTGGGCGGTTTGATAACAGTGAAAATAAGTTAACTGTGGCCTTAATGAATCGACATCCTAATGATATCCTACGCACACTAGCACATGAACTAGTACACTACAAACAAAGCGTCGAACATGAGTTAAATAATGATAGCGGTCGCACAGGAAGTCCCGAAGAGAATCAAGCTCATCAGGTAGCAGGTGTTGTTATGAGGCATTTCAACAAGCGATATCCCGAATTTCTGAAGAGTAAACCCATAACATAAATACTATTATGAGAGCCAGAGAATTTGTAATCAACGTACCAATCACCATTAAAATCAACGGTGACGGAGACCCGGAAGTCGATATGACAGGTTCTGATGCGCCCATTGATCCTAGTGTTCCAAAAGAAGATCCAGTGATGGTTTCTCCATTACAACAGCAACTTGAACTACAAAAAGCCCAAATAGGCAAAGTAAGTCCAATAATCAAAGATCTTACACAAGACGAAGTAGATCCAGAAACCAAGCAACTGCCTTAAAGGTTTGAGGGGAGAGAAGCCCAGATGACTATTTTAAAGATACAGGCAGGACAGGTTGTAACCCAGACCCTAAATACCTTCATTGGTCAAGAAGGCACAATATTCTATGACAAGTTCACAGGTGAGTTAAGACTCTCCGATGGACATACCCCTGGCGGCAAATCAATTGCCACACTGGCAGTATCAGTACAGGGTAGTACATTAACTAACTCAGTAACAAAATTTGATTTTGTTGGAGAGGGATTAGTTGTAACCAGCTCGGGCACTGTGGTAACAGTCAGTCTCGGGGGACTTAGCTCTACAGGCACCACTAGTACATTTACCATTAGCAACCTTACAGCTACGACATCCACCGATACCGGTGCATTGGTTGTGGCAGGCGGTGCAGGAATTGGTGGAGATTTAATCGTTGGCGGCAGAATATTCTCCTGCGGTATGACTGTAGTTAACAGTATTGGTTATACTGGCAGCAAAGGTGATAAGGGCGATCCTACTGGTTATACTGGTAGTCAAGGCGATATTGGTTATGCTGGTTCAGTGGGATATGATGGTAGTCAGGGATACATTGGTTACACAGGATCTCAGGGATGTATTGGTTACACAGGATCTCAGGGATGTATTGGTTACTCCGGATCAGTTGGTTATGATGGATCACGTGGATATACAGGCTATGATGGATCACGTGGATATACAGGTTATGATGGCTCCGTTGGCTATGATGGTTCTATTGGATATGCCGGTTCAGTTGGTTATGATGGATCACGTGGATATACAGGCTATGATGGATCACGTGGATATACAGGCTATGATGGATCAATGGGATACGACGGGTCTCGGGGGTATACGGGTTATGATGGATCACAAGGCGTCACTGGCTATGATGGATCAGTAGGCTATGATGGTTCTATTGGTGCTATTGGTTATACAGGTTCTGTAGGATATGATGGGTCTCAAGGATACACAGGTTATGATGGTTCTATCGGTGCTACTGGCTATACTGGATCGCAAGGGTGTATTGGTTATTTTGGATCTACTGGTTACGACGGATCACAAGGCGTCACTGGCTACACTGGTAGTCAGGGGTGTATCGGGTACACTGGATCTCAGGGATGTATTGGTTATGCAGGTTCTGTAGGATACGATGGATCCATAGGTGCTACCGGTTACACTGGATCGCAGGGCTGCATTGGCTATACAGGTAGCATAGGTTGTATTGGTTATTTTGGATCTACTGGTTACGATGGATCCGTCGGTGCCACTGGATATGATGGATCCGTCGGTGCTACTGGTTATGATGGCAGTCAGGGATGCATTGGTTATGCAGGTTCTGTAGGATACGATGGTTCTATTGGTGCTACTGGCTATACTGGATCACAAGGTTGTATTGGTTATTTTGGATCTACTGGCTATGATGGATCACAAGGCGTCACTGGTTATACTGGATCACAAGGTTGTATTGGTTATTTTGGATCTACTGGCTATGATGGATCACAAGGCGTCACTGGTTATACTGGATCACAAGGTTGTATTGGTTATT